CAATCATGTCAGATGAGATTTTTGACCATCTAGTTCAAATGGTTACAGAAGAAAGTATCGGTTATAAAAGTTCGTATGAACGCAGATACAAGCATTTGTTCCCTTTGTTCTCCCTCCAAAAAGTAATACAAGGCGTCGATTCCCCACCAAATTGGGGAAACGACGACTTTATTGTGACTCCAAAACTAGATGGAGCTGCAATCAGTATGATTTATGGTGGAGGAGAATTTCAAAAAGCACTTACAAGAGGTGACGGAACAGAAGGACTAGACATTACATATCTTATTCGCACACTAGTGCCGAACAAAATAAACTACAACGAAGTAGTACAGATTTCGGGAGAAGTAGTAGCTCCCAAAGAGATACCCAATGCAAGGAACTATGCGGCGGGTGCGCTAAACCTCAAAGACAGCAAGGAATTTGCCACAAGAGAGTTAAGCTTTGTCGCACATGGAGTATCTCCCTATATAACAGACAACTATGTATCTGACATGAGGTTTATATCAAATCTCGGTTTCGATACAGCCATTGATAGTGACTACTCTCAATTTCCACAAGACGGCTCCGTATTTCGTATAGCTATGAACAATAGTTTTGATGCTAAAGGTTATACAAGTCATCATCCCCGAGGCGCATTTGCCCTTAAAAAACAGGAAACAGGAGTAGTTACTGTCCTCCAAGATGTAACATGGCAAGTAGGCAAATCAGGTGCAGTATCACCAGTTGCCCATTTTGACCCAATCGACATCGAGGGAGCGACAGTATCAAAGGCTACACTACATAATAAGTCAATTATCGAAGCACTTGACCTTAAATTAGGGTGCAAGATAGAAGTAATTAGAGCAGGAAAGATAATTCCTCAAGTAGTGAGGAGAGTAGATTGACAGTAGAACACGCAAGTTATGTAGAAGAAAAGTTAAAAAATGAAGTTGCAGTACTAAAACTACAAGTTCAAGAACAGACTAAACAAATATATAGTCTGTATAAAAGAATAGCGGAATTAAATGAAATACACGAAAGAAGAAATAGAGAACAGCAAGAGAATATACAAGAGTGCAACTCCTAAACAAGATTTATCTTGGTATGTTAAATGGGTAGCTAGTGTTATTCTACTGTGCGCATTTGCATTTCGCTCAACACAACAATTTCCATTCGTTGACCTGTGTTTATCCCTAGTTGGAGTATCAGGTTGGCTTTGGGTAGGTCTGCTATGGAAAGACCGAGCATTAGTTTTGCTTAACGGCATAGCAGTCTTTATATTAGTATCAGGTTTGATAAACCATTTTGTATGAAATTAAGACAGAAAATAGAACTTCGTATGCAGATTCTTGAAGAAATGATGAAAAGAAATATGCATATTGAAGACCCAGAAACAGTAGATTTATTCTTAGATAGAATTACTTATTGCTGGGGAGTTTTAACAGAAGAAGATAGAGACTTTGTTCAGGGTTGTCAATTCGCCTTAGAAGAGAAGCATGTCTGGAGTCTATAATCAAACTTATTTTAATAACCACCCTCATGAAAAAGACCGAGAGGGTGTTCTTTACGGCGTTATACTTGTAAATCAAAAAACGTTTGAACGCGAGTGTATCAAAGTCGGAATCGCTAGTGGAAAAGACTGGCGTCATGTAATCAAGAGAAGCAGAGGGTTTAAAGGATACGATTTGCGTATTCAGAGAACCTATCACGACACGATTTATAACTGCTGGAAGATAGAGCAAGAGCTACATGAAAAGTTTAAGCATGATAGTTTTAAACCTCTACAAAAATTTGGTGGGCATACAGAGTGCTTCAAAATTTCATCCCTTATTTTAAGGGACTTCCCAAAAAATAAATCTTGACATATGCTTATTTCTTTGATATAATATATTTATAAAAATGAAAGAGAGACAGATTTTATGCAAGAAATAATTATACCGACACATTGTCCAGCTTGTAATACAGAGTTAGATATTGTGAACGACCAATTATTTTGTCGCAATCATCTATGTCCTGCAAAGAGTTCTAAAAAGGTTGAACACTTCGCTAAGACTTTGAAAATCAAAGGACTTGGTGCGGCAACAATCGAAAAGCTCAATTTGCAAGACTATCATGACATCTACTCTTTCACAGAAAGTGAACTCATAGAACTACTAGGTTCGGAAAAGCTAGGAACTAAGTTGTTTGCTGAGATAGAAAATTCTAAATCAGCAGACCTAACTTCACTCCTTCCAGCTTTTTCGATACCGCTGATAGGCTCTAGCGCATCTAATAAATTGACCAAAAAGGTCTCGAACATTTCAGAGATAACCTACACAACGTGTATAGATGCTGGTCTGGGGCCTAAAGCGGCGTCGAATTTAGTAGATTGGTTAGTGAATCAATTTCATTTTAATCAATACTATGAATTACCTTTCAGTTTCACTTGTGAGATACCAGAAGTCGACTACGTTCCTACTAAGGGAGTAGTTTGTATAACAGGTAAACTTAAGAGCTACCCGACTAAAGCGGCGGCTGAGAAAGTTTTACATAAGTATGGATTTGAGACAAAGGGGTCACTCACAAAGAACGTGACGATTCTATTAAACGAAAGTGGTATAGAATCAGCAAAGACTAATAAAGCCCAAGAGATGGGTATAAAAATTTATAATAACATAAAGCAATTAATAGAGGAAAATTAATATGGCATTACCAAAATGGACAGATGAAAGAACACAGCAACTAGTGGACTTCATCGGTGACCAAAGCCCTGTATCACAGGCCGTAGTTGCTGAAGCTGCTGACGAACTTGAAACTTCAACAAGATCAGTATCTTCTAAATTAAGAAAGATGGGATTTGATGTAGAACTAGCTTCTGCTTCAGCTTCTAAGTCTTTCTCAGATTCACAAGAGGCTACTCTTGCAAATTTTGTGCAAGATAACTCAGGTGTTTATACATATGCAGAAATTGCATCAAACTTTGAAGGCGGAGCATTCAGTGCTAAGTCTATTCAAGGTAAAATTCTTTCTATGGAATTAACAGAGCATGTTAAACCAGCTCCTAAAGTAGAAAGTGTTAGAACTTATACTCCTGAAGAAGAAGGAACATTCGTTGAAATGGTTAACGGCGGTTCTTTTGTTGAGGAAATTGCAGAAGCTTTAGGCAAGTCTGTAAACTCAATCAGAGGTAAAGCTCTTTCATTACTTAGAAGTGGTGACATCAATGCTATTCCTAAGCAGAAAGAAACTAAAGGTTCAAGCAAAGCTGACGTTTTAGCTGACCTTGATATTTCTGGAATGACTGTACAGGAAATTGCTGATGAAATCGGTAAAACTGTAAGAGGCGTTAAAACAATGTTAACCAGAAGAGGTTTAACTTGTGCTGATTACAATGGTGCAGCTAGAAAAGAAATAGTTTAACTAGCAATATTTAGCGGGGGAGTGCAACACTCCCCCTTTTTTGAGAGAGATTAATGAATATTGCAAGTGCTTTACTAAAACAACTTATTGTACAACAAGACCTAGATACTTGGGCTCAGCTGAAGGATATATACCTTCCAAATGAGTACCGAGGGATTTTTAACGTCTTGGAAAAGCACGTTGACAATTATCAATCTCTCCCAACATTTGAACAACTATCTTTTGAAATAAGAGATAAAAATACACAAGAAAAACTCTCCGCTATTGAATCCGTAGAAGTAGATGTCGATGCAGACATGCTACTAGATTATCTAAAAAATGAATTTACACAAGTAGAAATATTAGATGAACTTGACAAGTATGTTGATAAAACGGTTACAATGGCAAGTGCAGAAGAAAATATAGAACAATTACAAGAAATAGTTCTAAAGGTAAGTGATAAGGTTGATGTAACTCCACCTTCAGAAAGTATGCAAACAATCACACTATTTGAAGATGATGAACAAAGAGCGAAGTATTTATCTTTAGGACTCAATACGGATTACGATTCGAGAGTCAAATTTTCACCAAAAGATTTGGTGTTAGTTGGTGGACGACGAGGTTCAGGTAAGTCTTTAACTTCCTGTAATCTTGCAGTTAATGTTTATGAAGGTGGCAGAAGCGCTATCTACTTTACTATCGAGATGGACAGCCGATCCATTCTGCAAAGAATGTGTTCAATCTCTACAAGAGTTCCATTTACAAATATTCGTGACAAGAGCATGAATACAGAAGAATGGAATCTCGTAGCAGGTTGGTGGGCAGGTCGTTTCGAAGGTGGACATGAACTTTTGAAAGAATATGAATTAAATCGAGATTTTGACGAATTTCATAGGAAACTAGTAAAGAATGAACTTAACAAAGAGAAACAGATTGATGTAGTATACGATCCAGCCCTCACTCTCTCAAAAATTCAAAGCGAACTCGATAAGAGGGTAAGTCGACAAGACGTAGGTATCGTTATAGTAGACTATCTGAACCAAGTCCGTCGCCACAATGCTCCAAGTCGTAATGGTCAGTATGATTGGACTGAACAAATAGAAATCAGTAAAAAACTAAAAACTTTTGCGCAAGAGTATGAAACTTTAGTATTTGCACCCTATCAAACAGATGCTAGTGGAGAGGCTAGATTTGCAAAGGGTATTCTTGATGCTGCGGATGCAGCTTACTCCCTAGAAACATGGCAACCAAAAGATAAGTGTATGACGTTCAATTGTACAAAAATGAGAAATAATGAAGTAGAAGGATTTTCAAGTGAAATAGATTGGAAATCATTAAAGATAGGCCCAAAGAGTATGCTTACTCCTCTTGAAAAAGAAAAAATGAGAGAAGATATGGGATTGGGTGAAGGAGAAGAAGTACAGGAGATATAATGTTAATGTATACAGAAAAACAGTTAGAAGAAGCCTATGCTATCTTTGTGTATGCTCTAGTAAAGATTAGAAACGCACAAAAGATTCTAGTGGAGATACCTCAATTAGAAGAGTTTAGAAACATCTATGAAGAAGGGTGGGAAGAAATATTAAATGATGAGTGGTATTTTGATGGCGACGATAGTACAAGACATTAATAAGTTAAGAACCATGTCCGAAGACTGGAATGGTTCAATAAAACAATTAGAAGAAATAGTTAATAAACTAGGTGCCGCTATGGAAGAACATAACGGAGTAGGGATATCAGCTATACAAATAGGATTACCTTATAGAATATTTTTAGCAGGAGATAAAGAAAATGCTGAATTAGTTATGAATCCTAAAGTTATAGAAAGAAGTCCTTTTAGAAAAGCAGATTGGGAAGGTTGTTTAAGTTGCCCAGACTGTATGGTAAAAGTAAAAAGGTCAAAAACTATAACCTTAGAATATACATCTGTAAGGGAAGGTAAATTTGTCAAAGTTAAGAGAAAATTTGTAGACTTTGATGCAAGAGTAGTTCAACATGAATTAGATCATTTGAACGGATTTTTAATTATAGATAGAGGAAAAGTATATAGACCATGATAGATTTTATTTTAGGTATGATATTCATGCTTGTATTACAGGCAGGAATAACTATTGGATACCTATACTTAAGTGGTTGGTGGGATTAACATTTGGGGCTGTAGCTCAGTTGGGAGAGCATCTGCTTTGCACGCAGAGGGTCGGGGGTTCGAATCCCTTCAGCTCCACCAGATTTTAAGATTATGACAGTAGAAGAATTATTAGCAGAAGAAAGAATACCATTTAAAGTCTCGCCCGCAGACTTTATAGTCAAGTGCCTAAATCCCGAGCATGATGACTCTAATCCTAGTATGCGGATTGATAAAATCACAGGAGTATATAATTGTTTCTCCTGTGGTTATAAGGGCAATATCTTTAAATTATTTGATAAACCAAGTAATAGAATGGATATTAAAAGAGAAAGAGTCAAACAAACAATAGATAGAAAAAGGTCAGAAACTGTAGGATTGCAACTACCTACAGAAATGATGCCGTATGTTGGTAATGAAAGAAATATAAGACCTGAAACTTACAAAAAATTTGAAGCATTTGTAAGTTTAAACTCTCCATTCAAAGAGAGAATAGTTTTTCCAGTTAGAGATATTACAGGAAAGATAGTTGCGTTTAACGGAAGACTGAAGATGAACAGTCACATTAAAGATCAACCAAAGTATATATTTCATCCCCCTAGAGTACAACTTCCCTTATATCCTTATAAGATAGAGCCAATTAAAGGTAGAGTTATTTTAGTGGAAGGAATATATGATGTAATTAATTTACACGATAAAGGATTAACAAATGCTCTTTGCTGTTTTGGAGTGTCCAATGTAACTCCAGAAAAACTACAACTTCTAAAAATGAAGGGAGTAGAGCAAATAGACATATTTTTTGACCCTGATGAAGCAGGAATGACAGCTACAGAAAAAGTTCAAGAAATTTGTGAAAAAGAAGATTTAAAACACTATCATATAAAAATACCTCCTGAGCTGGGAGATGCAGGCGCATTAAACAAAACAATGGTAGACAGATTAAAGGACAGATTATATGGCTTATAAGTGGGAGTGGAGATTAGAACACTTACAGTTTATTCATAAAGCTGTACAGGCAGACAAAGGTGTTGCATGGGTAAAACGTAACTGGCCAAGCGAATGGCAAGAAGAAGATGAACTTGGTGCAGGGGCTAGAACTACAGATGCTTTTCGACCTCAGTATGACCAACTTAAGTATAAATTCAGTAGTGCAGAAGAAAAGTTCTACTATAAACAAAAGAATGAAAGATGGACAGAAGAAATGAAAGAAGCTCTTATAGAAGCTTCTCACATTTGTGAAGGCAATTTAAAAGAAACAACTGAATTATATAATACTTTAGACTACCCTAATAGAACAGTTATGTCCTTAACCCAAATGATTAGTAGATTACAGCAAGAAGGTAGACTTCCTATGTGGAATACAAGTAGATCACATGTTAAAAATGATTGGATAAAAATTATAAAATCACATGGATTTGAAGTGCTTGAAGATTATGGCAAAGTTTCAGCTAGAAAAGTAGTAAAATTAAAATGTGATTTTGGACATACTTTTGAACAGTCAATTGCTTCACTCGGAGAAGGAGGTAAACCTGCTTGTGGATTTTGTGCTGCAGCGGGGTCGATGTCACTTGCAGAACTAGAGCATAGTGAATATGGAAAAATTCCCTGCAAACTTTACATAGTAAAATTTATAGATGCAGTAAAAGTAGGTATAACAAGCAAGACTCCCAAGGAAAGAGGAGGAGCATGGCCAGACTTTACAGTGCTTGAATTAATTGAAACAACTTACTTTCATGCAAGACGAATTGAAGCGTATTTACATAATTCGCTTCCTCGTATACCAATGTACGAACCATTAAGAGGTAATGGTGGAACAGAGTGTTTTGAACTAAACCACGAAGAAACACTTTTAAAACTGGCGATAGAAGAAAAAACCAAATTATTTGAAGATGCAAAAAATAATACTTGACAAAAGGTCAAAAT